TATAAGGTTCTTAACAGAAGTTATAGAAAGTATATCACATAGGCAAGAAATGCCGAAAGGAGAATCATTTATGATTACTCACGATCTAGACATAGAAAAGTCTTTAAAACTAAGTCCACCTAACTATCCCGAGGGCGTAATTTTCAAAAAAAGAATAAGAGTAAGAAGAGACCTATGTACTTGGCCTGAAACGCAAGAGTTCAGAGTTCAAGGCAAATCCAAAGACAATGCTGCTAAAATAGAAGAGTCTTATAAGGCAAAAGGAATACTTTATACAGAACCACCACAGGCAGTAGAAGTTGATCTTCAAAACAAAACTCGATTTCGTGGTGTTTCTGGAACACACAGAGATATAGCACAAGACAATTTAGGTTGGGACAATGCAATCTATGATGTTGTTGAATTTGAAACACCTAGAGCAAGATTAGTTTTTGGGGGAACTTCAAATCATCACAACCCAGCAGATCCTCTTACAAAGCACGACATTCATAAACTCATTAATCAAGCGATTCGAATAAAGGCTATAGCAGATGATGATGTTTCAGTAAAAGACTTTATTGACGAGGTAGCGGCTGATAGAAGTGCTCAAACTAAAAGATCACTCTTCAAATCATATAGACTGACACACTCTAGATATGAAAACTTAGAAGCGTTTGGTGGTATAGAGGCAAATAAAAAAGCAGAAGAACTTAGTCTGCCGTATTTGGGTGATGTAAACTTTGAACAAACAGGTGAGTATGGTTACATTAAAGAACCAGGTGGTTATAAAACGGTAATGCATAGTGGATTAAAACTATGGTTAGATGTTGATGAAGATATACTTCTTACTGGTTATATCACAAATCCTGATCCGACCACTCTTTCTAAACGAAGAGAACACGATAAGAAAGATGTTGATAACTTAAATAACTTTCTTTATGAAGTTGCTGCTAAAATGACTAATATGGATTTAGATAAAGTGAAGAAACTGGGTAAAGCACCATTTAAGTATAATGGATTTTTACCACAAGTTATTTCTGCTGATCCTGATAAAGGCGGTTTACCTGTTGAAACTAATGTAGTTGACGCAGACGGCACACCTTTCAAAAAATAGTTGTTATTGGGGAGACCGTGCTTGACACGGTCCCTTAATCGTGATATAATAGTGATATGTCATCATACATAGATACAAAATTCTTAAACTTACTTTCAAACAGACTTACTAATTTCAAACAAAAGAAACCTGGTCTTTGGAACTTTAGATGTCCCCATTGTGGTGATAGTCAAAAGTCTAAGAGTAAGTCTCGTGGTTTTGTGTATGAGAAAAAGAATAATTTATTCTTCAAATGCCATAACTGCGGTATGGGGCAATCACTAGGTAACTTCATCAAACATCTAGACGGCACTTTACATAAAGAATATGTACTAGAGAGATACAAAGATAGTAAACCTATTGCTGTTCCTGATTTCAAACAGAAACCTATAAAATTTGAAGAGAATAGTGCTTTAAAGAAACTCAAGCGTTATGATAGACTTGATAAAAGTCATCCAGCATACGAATTCATCACTAGAAGAAAGATACCTGAAGAACATTTAGATAAGTTTTTCTTTTGCCCTAAGTTTTACAAGTGGGTTAATAGTATTATACCTAACAAACTACCTACTAAAAACGATCACCCTAGAGTTATCATACCTTTCTATGATAGAAGTGGTAAATTCTTTGCATTTCAAGGTCGTGCTTTCGGTCAAGAGCAACCTAAGTATATAACCATCAAACTAGATGATAGTAAAGAGAAGATTTACGGTCTAGATAGACTTGATTTAAACAAACCTGTTAACATTGTTGAGGGTCCTATTGATAGTTTATTTCTAGATAACTGTATTGCTATGGCTGGTGCTGATATTTCACTTAAAATACCCTCTGACCAATGCACAATGATATTTGATAACGAACCTCGCAACGAGCAAATCGTTAATCGAATGATAGACGCTGTACACAAAAATTATAAAGTTGTAATATTTCCTGAATCATTGAAATATAAAGATATTAATGACATGGTTATACACAAAAACGAACTTGGCGATGTTTCGAAACTTATATATAATAACAGGCAAAACGGACTCGCTGCCCTACAATCAATCAACAAATGGAAAAGGATATAACTCTATGTCAAATACTCTGCCTACGAGCTACCAACAATACATACATAAATCAAGATACGCTAGATTTCTAGACGGTGAAAAAAGAAGAGAAAGTTGGTCTGAAACTGTTAGCAGATACTTCGACTTTATGGAGAAACACCTTAAAGAGAAACATAATCACAAAATCCCGAATAGAGAAGAGTTAGAAAGTGAAGTACTAAATCTAGGTGTAATGCCTTCTATGAGGGCATTGATGACGGCAGGACCTGCCTTAGACCGAGATCATACTGCTGGTTATAATTGTAGTTATATTCCGATTGATAGTACAAGATCCTTTGACGAAGTGATGTACATACTATTATGTGGCACCGGTGTAGGATTTTCAGTAGAACGAAAAAGTGTAGAGAAACTTCCTACAATCGCCGAAAGTATCGAGCAAACTGATACAGTAATTGTAGTAGAAGATAGTAAAGCAGGATGGGCAAAATCTTACAAAGAATTAATTGCTATGTTATACTCTGGTCAAATACCTAAGATTGATGTATCAAAGGTGAGACAAGCAGGTGCAAGACTTAAAACTTTTGGTGGTCGTGCTTCTGGTCCTCAACCACTAGTTAATTTATTTGACTTCACAATCAACACATTTAAAACTGCTGTAGGTAGAAGATTAGATTGTTTAGAAGCACACGATATAGTGTGTAAGATCGGTGAAGTAGTTGTGGTTGGTGGGGTTCGTAGATCAGCATTAATCTCACTAAGTAATATTCAAGATGACGGTGTTCGTAAAGCAAAAATGGGAAACTGGTGGCAGAATAATCCACAAAGAGCATTAGCAAATAACTCTGCTTGTTATACGAGAACACCTGATATCGGATTGTTTATGCACGAATGGAAAGCATTATTCGATTCTAAATCAGGCGAGAGAGGTATTTTTAATCGTGAAGCAGCGAAGAAGAAAGTTGCTGAAAATGGTCGTAGAGATCCTGAACACGATTTCGGTACTAATCCTTGTTCAGAAATTATATTAAGACCATATCAATTCTGTAATCTAACTGAAGTTGTTATTCGTGCTACAGATGGTGAAGATGATCTGAAAAGAAAAGTTAGAATTGCTGCTACATTAGGTACATATCAATCTACATTAATTGATATCAAATATCTAAGAAAGATATGGAGACAGAATACTGAAGAAGAGAGATTACTTGGTGTATCACTTACAGGTATTATGGATAACAAACTTACTATTGAAGCAGATGAAGAACTATTAAGATCAATGAGAGAAGTTTCAGTTGTAACCAATAAAGAACTTGCTAAGAAACTTAAAATACCTCAATCTACTGCTACTACCTGTATTAAACCTTCTGGTACAGTCAGCCAGTTAGTTGATAGTGCTTCAGGTATTCATACTAGACATTCTGAATACTATGTAAGAACTGTACGAGGTGATAACAAAGATCCTCTAACTAATATGATGAAAGATCAAGGCATACCAAGTGAACCTGATATGATGAATCCTACTTCAGTTAGTGTATTCTCATTCCCTACTGCTTCACCTAAAGGTGCGGTGACAAGAAATGAGTACAATGCTATTGAACAGTTAGAAACATGGTTGAAGTATCAAAGATATTGGTGTGAGCATAAACCTTCTTGTACAGTATCAGTAAAAGACTCTGAATGGATGGAAGTCGGTGCGTGGGTATACAAACACTTTGACGAAGTATCTGGTGTGAGTTTCTTACCACATTCTGACCATACATATCAACAAGCACCTTATCAAGATATTGATAAAGATAAATTTGATGAACTTAAAAAGTTAATGCCTAAGACTGTTAACTTTGAAGAGTTGAAACAATATGAAAGTGAAGATAACACGACAGGCAGTCAAGAACTTGCTTGTGTTGCCGGCGCTTGTGAGATTGTAGATATCACTACTGTAACCGAAGCAGCCGCAAATGCTTAAATGCGATAACTGTTCGGCAGAGTACGAACTAAAACACGAAATGGACAAGGAACATTATCTTCCTGTATATTGTCCATTTTGTGGTTGGGAACGAGAAGAATCCGAAGAGGAATATCTAGACGATATTTCTTTTCACGACTCAGATGATTAAATCAGTTGGTATTGACTATTCATTATCTTGTCCGGCTATCTGTGTTGAAACAGAAAACGCTGAAGATTTTTACTATCTAACTGATAGAAAGAAATACGAAGGCACATTCAGACCGAATATAACAGGTACTCTACATAAAGGGTACCTATCTGCTCAGGAACGATATGAAAATATTGCTGATTGGGTAGTAGAGACCATACATTCTTACTATCCTAAATCTATTGCTAAGATAAACTACCCAATAATCAATCTAGAAGATTACTCATTCGCCAGTAAAGGCAAGACCTTTCATATTGCCGAGAATATGGGTATGCTCAAGTACAAATTCTATAAGTTAAATATACCATTTCATCTCATAGCACCTTCGAGTGTTAAGAAATATGCTACTGGTAAAGGCAATGCCAATAAAGAGAAGATGGTTGACGCCTTCAAAGATACCACAGGTGTCGATCTACTATCTGAACTCGATTCGGGGTATAATTCACCTTGTTCAGATATCGCTGATTCGTATTTTATATGCAAATTTCAGCAAGAATCCCCTCTAAAATAGTCAAAAAACACACTTTTTAGTGTGTCTTTTATGCAACACTTTCAAAAAAAATAAAAAGTCTAATGAAAT